GTGAATCCCCTGTTGAAGATGCAGTTCCTTCAGAACCTTTGGATAATGAAGAAGCACTTGCAAAGGAAGCTGAACAGGTTGAAACAGAAGCAAATGACATTGGGATGAATCCACCTGAAGATGACCTTCCTTTTGGAAACGGAACTGAAGCAGCACCTGCACCTGAAGCAGAACAGAAACCCAAGACAAGAACCAGGAAAAGAAGAACTGAATGATTCCATGAATCTTCAGATAGATACTACAAACCAACAAAATCAAAGAAAGGTTAGGTAAAAGAATTATGGCAGATTTATTTGACAAGTGGGACAAGACCATTGACACAGAAGGACTTGCAGCAGATACAGAACAGGCTGCAAAGGATGGTGCAAACAGAACTTACAAGGAAGTTGAACCTGGTGACTATGAAGTTGCAGTTCAGCAGATGGAACTGAAAGCATCCAAGGCAGGTGACCCAATGGTCAGCATTTGGTTCAAGATTGTGTCTGATGGTGAATACAAGGGAAGCATGATTTTCATGAATCAGGTCATCACACAGGGATTCCAGGTTCATCAGGCTAATGAGATTTTAAGAATGCTTGTGTCTGAAATGGATGATGCACCTGTTGTTGAGTTCAAGACCTTCAAGCAGTATGCAAACCTTATCATGGATATTCAGGAAGCAATCACTGACAACTATGAATATGCACTGAAGTATGGGAAGAATGCAAAGGGATTTAACACCTTTGAAATCACTGAAGTGTTTGTTCTTGAATAATCAGACCAATGTGCAGTGTGGTCAAAATACAAATTTTTTTGACCACACTGTATCTTGAAAGAATACAAAAGGAAAGGATGTGAATTGAAAAGTATGGTTTTTTATGACTTTGAAGTCTTCAAGTTTGACTGGTTGGTTGTACTGATGGACATGACAGCAAAGAAGAAAACAGTCATCATCAACAATCAGTCTGAACTGGAAGCATACCACAAAGACCACATCAATGACATTTGGGTTGGATTCAATTCACTGCATTATGACCAGTACATCCTGAAAGGTATTCTTTGCGGTTTTGACCCTAAAAGGATAAATGACTTCATCATTGTGAAGAACAATCCAGGATATAAGTTTTCAAGTCTGTTCAGGAACATCCCACTAATCAATTATGATGTGATGCTGAACCTGGACAGGGGTCTGAAATGGTTTGAAGGGTCAATGGGAAACAACATCAAGGAATCTTCTGTTCCCTTTGACATAGACAGGAAGCTGACACAGGAAGAACTGGATGAAACAGTTCTGTACTGTACACATGATGTGGAACAGACCATTGAAATCTTTCTTCAAAGAAAAGAAGAATTTGATGGAAGAATGGGTCTTGTCAAACTTGCATGTGAAGGTCAGGGTCTTGACCTGAACCTGCTTGCAAAGACAAAACCACAGCTTTCTGCAATCATCCTGGATGCACACAAAGTTCCTGACAGGGGTGATGAATTTGACATTGATTTTCCTTCCACACTGAACATCAGGAAGTACACCAATGTTATTGATTGGTACAAAGACCCTGACAATAGAAAGTATTACATCATTGTTCCAGGCAAGAAGAAAGCACAGCAAAACAAACTGGAAACCATGATTGCAGGTGTTCCACACACTTTTGCTTGGGGTGGTGTGCATGGTGCAAGGGAAGGTTATCATGCAAAGGGTTATTTCCTGAACATGGATGTTGCATCCCTTTATCCATCCTTGATGATTCAATACAACCTGCATTCAAGGAACATCAAAGACCCACAGAAGTATGTGGACATATATCACAGAAGACTGGAACTGAAGAAGCAGAAGAATCCCCTTCAGGGTGTTCTGAAGATTGTCCTGAATTCCACCTATGGTGTCATGAAGGACAAGAACAATGCTTTGTATGACCCACTTCAAGCAAACAGGGTGTGTGTCTATGGTCAACTTCTACTGCTTGACCTGATTGAACACTTGGAAAGCAGATGTGAAATCATCCAGTCAAACACTGATGGTGTGCTTGTGAAGATGCCTGATGGACTGGATGAAGATGAATGGTTCAATTGGGTGGATGATGTTGCTTGGGAATGGGAACAAAGAACACACCTTCAACTTGAATTTGATGAATACAGAGAAGTTTTTCAGAAGGATGTGAACAATTACATTGTGGTTGCAGCAGATGGTCACTACAAGTCAAAAGGTGCTTATGTGAAGGAACTTTCAAACTTGGACAATGGTGACTTCCCTATTATCAACCAGGCACTGACTGAATACATGGTACATGGTGTTCCTGTTGAAACAACAATCATGATGTGTGATGAACTGAAACCTTTTCAAATGGTTGCTAAAATCACCAGTCTGTATGACTGCATCTTGCATGGAAACAGAAGAATCAAGGAAAAGTGCATCAGGGTGTTTGCATCCAATGTGTCATCAGATGCAGGGGTTCAGAAGGTATCAATCAGAACAGGAAGACCTGAAAAGATTGCAAACAGTCCTGAACAGTGTTTCCTGTTCAATGATGATGTAAATGGTGTGAAGTGTCCTGCAAAGCTTGACAAACAGTGGTATGTGGACAAGGCACTTGAAAGATTGAAAGGATTTGGGGTGAATTAGATGGAACATGAAGAATTGCATATAAATTGGACAACAGGTCACATGATGCTGAACATGGAAATTTTCTTTCCTTGCAGTTCCAAAGATTTGAACTTCCTTCTGAACAAGTGCATCAGTCTTGATTGGGAACATCAGGATGAAATCATCAAACAGATTGAAGACCATTGCACCAGGGGAATTGCTGAAACTGAAGAATACAGAAGTCTGATTCCAAAGTTTCTTCAGGAAACACAGGAAGCTGTTGCAGAACTGGAACAGAAAGTCATCCTTCGTGAACAGATAGTTCAGCAGATAAAGCTTGACAGGGATGCTGCAAAGGGCAAGGAAAGAAAGCAGTTGTCAGAAGTTCTGAAGAAAGCAAAGGAAGACCTGAAACAGGTCAAAGCACATAAAAGAAACACTGAAGCAAAATGCAGTGATTATGTCAGAAAGGCTGATGAATCAGTCAGAAAGATACAGAAATACAAGAAAGATTTGGAAATTTTGAAGCAAAGGAAGTGATTGAAGGGATGTTTTTCAAAGGCTATGTCTTAACACAGAATAAGAAGTGCATTGAAAAGTTCAAGGGTAGAACATCCTTCAAGTCCTATGCTGAAGTGAAGGAACTTCCTGAATTTGCAGGAATCCTTGCTGAAAAAACAGTCCTGGTTGACATTGATGATTTTGAACAGTCAGAAATCTTGTTCAAGATTGTCCAGGAAAAACAGCTTTGTTGCAGGGTGTACAAGACAACCAGGGGAAAGCACTTCTTATTCAACAATCCTGACTTGATAAATTCAAACAGGACACATGCAACACTTGCACTTGGTATCACAGCAGACATCAAGATTGGAAAAAGGAATTCCTATTCAGTCTTGAAGTTTGGTGGAAATGAAAGACCAGTGCTTTATGATACAACAGGCAAAAGGGAACAGGCACAGGATATTCCAAAGTGGCTGCTTCCAGTAAAAACACAAGCTGATTTCATTGGACTGGAAGCAGGTGATGGAAGAAACCAGGCATTGTTCAACTACATCCTGACCTTGCAGTCACATGACTTTTCAGTTGAAGAAGCAAGGGAATCCATCAGACTGACAAATGAATATGTTCTGAAAGACCCACTTGCACCTGATGAACTTGAAGTCATTCTTCGTGATGAAGCATTTGCAAAACCAGTCTTCTTCAAGGGAACAACCTTCCTGTTTGACAAGTTTGCAGTGTTCCTGAAGAACAATCATCACATCATCAGGATAAACAATCAGCTTCACATCTATAAAGATGGGATTTATGTTCCAGGACAGACTGAAATTGAAAGTGCTATGATTCAGCACATTCCAGGTTTGAACAAGGCAAAAAGAAGTGAAGTGATGTCATACCTTGACATTCTAATCAGGGAAAACACACCTGTTGCAGATGCAAAGATGATTGCTTTCAGGAATGGTCTGCTGAACATCAATGACAATAGTTTTGCATCCTTTACACCTGACCACATTATCACAAACATGATTCCTTGGGATTATAACCCTAATGCATACAGTGAACTGACAGACAAGGTGATGAACAACATTTCATGTCAGGATGCTGAAATCAGAAGTCTGCTTGAAGAAATGGTTGGTTATTGCATGTTCAGAAGAAACGAACTTGGAAAAGCATTCATCCTGACTGGTGAAGGTGCAAATGGAAAATCTACCTTCCTGAACATGCTGAAACATCTGCTTGGAAAAAGGAATCTGTCTGTCCTTGACCTGAAGAAACTGGATGACAGGTTTTCAACAGTCATGATGTTTGGAAAGCTTGCAAACATTGGTGATGACATTTCAGATGAATTTGTCACTGATGCAGCTTCCTTCAAGAAGATTGTCACAGGTGAAACCATTGATGCAGAACAGAAAGGTCAACCAAAGTTTGACTTTGAACCTTATGTGAAGTTGATATTTTCTGCAAACAACATTCCAAGAATCGGAAAAGGAAGGGATTCAGGTGCTATTTTAAGAAGACTTGTCATTGTTCCATTCAATGCAAGGTTTGAAGAAGGTCAACCTGGATTCATGCCCTTCATAGGTGATGACTTGAAAAGTCAGGAATCTATGGAATATCTAATTCAGATTGGACTGACTGGTCTGAAAAGGGTTCTTGCAAACAGAAAGTTCACCAAGTCTGAAAAGATGCAGCAGGAACTTGAAGAATTTGAATTGACCAACAATCCTGTCCTTGGTTTCTTCAAGGAAATTGATGGTGATGAAGAATCCAAGATTGAGAATGAACCAACAGCAAATGTGTACAAGCAATATCAAGAATATTGCATTGTGAACAATCTGACCCCTATGTCAGCAGGTGAATTTTCAAAACAGGTCAAGAAACATTATGGTTTTTCCATAGTTTCAAAGAGAATTGACAAGAAAGTATATAGAATTTTCGTGAAAGAAGGTGTTTTTTGATGGAAATTAGACCAATTACCTTCAAAGAAGCATGTTCTTTCGTCAATGTTCATCATAGACACCATAAAGCAACAGTTGGATGCAAATTTTCAATAGGGTTGTTTGAAGGTTCAAAAATGATAGGTTGTGCAATATGTGGAAGACCAGTTTCAAGATATTTGGATGATGGATTGACTTGTGAGATAAACAGACTTTGCACTGATGGAACAAACAATGCTTGTTCAAAATTATATGGTGCATGTTGCAGGGTTGCAAAAGAAATGGGATACAAGAAAATAATCACCTACATCTTGCAATCTGAAAATGGTGCAAGCTTGAAAGCATCAAATTTTATATGTGAAGGTGAAGCAGGTGGAACACACTGGACAGGAACAAGAAACAAGGGTCAAAACATACCAAATGAAAAAAAAACCAAATGGTCAAAGATTTTGAATGATTAAATTTTTTTAATCTCAAAGTATCTTAAAAACATTCAGAAAGGTGGTGTTGTATCATGGAAATTTACAAAGCTGAAGATGGAAGGACTTTCATTGTTGTGGACAAGACCTTCAGCAAGGAAGAAGCAGTCAAAGAAGCAAACAAACACTTCAAGGTGAAAAAGGATGAACTAAAGATTTGTGAAGCGTATGTCAGGAATGACACCTTGTTCTTTGAAGCATCCAGGGGAAAGAAGAAAGTTTGGGCAATATGGCATGAAAGGAAGGTGTCTTGATGGAAGCAGTGAATCATCCTGCACATTATAACAAACCAGGAAGAAAAGAATGCATTGTGGAAATGCTTGAAATCTTTGGAATTGAAAAGGTTTTAGCATTTTGTGAACTGAATGCATACAAGTACATATACAGAAGTGACCTGAAGGGTGGTCAGGAAGACCAGGACAAAGCACTTTGGTATGTGCAGAAGCAGAATGAACTTGCAGCATCTGATGAAAGAATCAAGATTGCAAACCATTTTGGTCTTGAACCACAGATGCAGCAGCTTATTGAAGAAATGTCTGAACTGACACAGGCAATCTGCAAGCACAAAAGGAAGAATGGTGAAGGTCAACCACTGTCTGATGCAATAGCAGCAAGGCATGTGGAAGAAAATCTGATTGAAGAACTTGCTGATGTGAAACTGGTTCTTTCACAGGTCATCTTCCTTCTTGGATGTGAAAAGGAAGTCCAACAGATTGAGAATCAAAAAATAAAAAGAACCTTGGAAAGGATTGGTGAAGATGATGTTGACGGACAAAGACAGACAGAAGATGTTTGATGATGCAATGGGAAGATGGGTGTCATCAGAATTCAAGAAGTGGTTGGTGGAATCAGGGTTCTTTGTGAAACCTGCTGCAATCAGTCATCATGGGAATTATTCAGGTGGATTGTTTGACCATTCCTTTGAAGTGATGCAGGTTTTGACAGAACTGACCCAAAGATGTGAAATCCAGTGGTCAGATGAAAGGTCACCCTGGATTGTTGGAATGTTCCATGACCTTTGCAAACTGGATGACTACATTGATGAAAATGCTGAAGATGTGGTTGTCATGGGAACAGGTTCACCCATTTCCAAGAATCCCAAGTGGATTCACAATCCTTCCTGCATCTTGAAAGGTCATGGTGACAAGTCAGTGATGATGCTGTCACAGTTCATGACCCTGACTGAAGAAGAAATCTTCTGCATCAGCTTTCACATGGGTGCTTATGAAACAGACAGGTGGAATCAGTATGATGCAGCAATCAGGAAATATGAAACAGTCCTTTGGACACACACTGCTGACATGTATGCTTCCAAGGTCAAAGATGTGTAGTGGTGGAAGTGTTCAAGGTGTGTTCAAGGTGGTAGTGGTCACCTTGAACACTGGAAACCCTTGAAAATGCTGAATGTGTTCAAGGTGTTCAAGGTGTTCAAGGTGATTTTAAGTTCTTTATATATTGTACATTTCTAAAAAACATATACTTTTTAGAAAACACTAAAAAATAATAAATATATAGGAATACCTTGAACACCTTGAACAGAATGCCCTGAAACCCTTGAAAAATAAGGGTGTTCAAGGTGTTTAAGGTGAAGTTTTACCTTGAACAACCTTGAACACACCCAAAACCCTTGAAAAATCAACAAAAGAAAGGTGTTTAAGGTTATGAATGCACAAAAATATCTGCAACAAATAAAGGTGCTTGACACCAAAATCAAACAGAAAGAAGAACAAATTGAATACTTGAAAGAAGCTGCATCAAGTGCAGGTGCAATCAGATATGACAAGGACAAAGTGCAGGTTTCCATGACAGATTCCAAACTTGAAGGACTTGTCATCCAGTATATGCAGCTTGAACAGGAAGTCCAGGAACAGAAGCTTCACCTTGAACAGGTCAGGGATGTGATAATCAGACAGATTCATGAACTGTTTGATGACAGATACATCAATGTTCTGTTCAAAAGGTATGTTGAAGTGAAGTCTTATGAATTGATAGCTGTTGAAATGCATTATTCATTTGACTATGTGAAGGAACTTCACAGGGATGCACTGGAAGAATTCAGATTGCAACATCCCACCCTTTCCCACCTTTAAGTGTGATAATATGATAGTGTGCGAAAATGACAATGAATCACCAAGTGACCTGAAGGTTGCCTGGTGATTTTATTTATGTGATGAAAGGTGGTGACTTCAGATGACAAAGAAACAGCAAAGGTTTTGTGATGAATACCTGGTTGACTGCAATGCAACACAGGCTGCAATCAGGGCAGGTTATTCTGAAAAGACAGCTTATTCAATCGGATGTGAAAACCTGACGAAACCTGAACTGAAAAAATATATACAAGACAGGATGGAACAGATGAAGTCTGAAACTGTTGCAAGTGCTGATGAAGTCATCCAATACCTTTCTTCTGTTCTTCGTGGACAGTCTTCTGCTGAAGTTGTGGTTGTTGAAGGAACAGGGGATGGATGTTCAGAAGCAAGAACCCTTCAGAAAGCACCTGATGAAAAGGAAAGGTTGAAAGCTGCTGAACTGCTTGGAAAGCGTTATGGAATATTCACTGACAAGATGTCACTTGAAGGTGCAATTCCTGTCATCATCAGCGGTGAAGACAATCTTGAAGACTAATGGCAAGGAAGAAAAAGAAATACCATCCAAACCATAAAGGACAGAAAAGGTGCAAATATCAATACAGATGCATTGATGGAAACTGGACATTTTATCCAGTTGCAATCTGTCATTTTTATCATGGTGTTTTAACCAGGGCAATGATGAAGACACATCAGTGCAAGGACAGACATTGCAGAAGACTTCAGGAAGGGGTGACCTTTGAATGATGAAGAAGGTTCAAAGAATATATCTTCCTGATTGCATAGGAAAAGGTTACAAGCAGTTTTGGAACTTCAAAGGCAGATACAAGGTTGTCAAGGGAAGTCGTGCTTCCAAGAAGTCCAAAACAACTGCACTTTGGTTCATCTATAACATGATGAAATATCCTGGTGCAAACACACTGGTCATCAGAAAGACTTTCAGAACCCTGAAGGATTCCTGCTTCACAGAACTGAAGTGGGCAATTCACAGACTTGGTGTTGATGCACATTG